ATGTAGTTGATTTTTTCTTCGGCAACAATCTTTTCAATTTCCAATGCAAACTTAGATGGTGTAGAAATTTACTTGCTATTGCCTTCTCTAACTCTTTATTCTGATCCATAGAGGTCCAATTTATCTGTAACAAACTTTCTAATGATTCGGAAGAATTTGATGACTTTGATTTGCTCTTTCTTCGAGACGACGCATTCTCCATTTTCACAAGCCATAATGATTACAAATTTTTTGACGGGATACCAGTCATTTCATACAACATACAACCATATGCTGCACATTGGACGAAATAGTTTTCGATCCAATTTCTTGGTTTCGGTTTTTTAGAAGTCTTGAAGTCAATTATTGCTAATTCACCCTCGTATTCTGCAATACAATCGACGGTTCCAGCAATTCCTAACTGCTTACTATATAGGGAAGTTTCCAGAGCATGAATATTATCAATGTTCTTTAATGTGCCCTTAGAAATCTTAAATAGAAAATCAGAAATAGGAGGAACTTTTAGTAACTCTACATTCTTTAGGTGACACTCGGTGAGACTATGAAAATCAGTTCCACGACGTGTTGCCGCTTTTGTAACTCGATTTGCTTCTTCATCACCAACTCTTTTTCTCCATTTTACAAAAGTCTCCTTATTATAATGACTCGTCACCGAAGTGATAGAAACTAATTTTAAGAGTTCTTTTTCATCAGGAACAGAATAATATCTGACTCCATCAATAGTCTCCCTTTCAAGAGTAGGGAGATTCAAATCAACATGATTAAACATTAAAAACCTGCTTCTGTTTTTGCTACGATATACTCTTTGACTAGACCAGATCGAACAATATCATCAATACCAAACTCAATTATATCAAATGATGGCATTTTACGCAAGATGTTCATAAAGTCAACAATACCATTCCTTTCATTTGCCTTATTCAAATCTGACTGACGAGCATCACCACAGAAGCAAATTTTGGTATTTTCACCAACACGAGTGATGATACTATCGAGTTCATGAAAATTAAGATTCTGAAATTCATCAACAATCACAATCGCATCATCAAGTGTGGTTCCACGAAGAAATGATGTGCTCCAGAATTTAATTGATTCCTGAGATTTGAGATTGCCATATAACATCTCAAAATCAGCATCACTTGGCATCTGGAACATATACTTTACCATATTCTTATATGGAATTTGGTAGATGTCTGCCTTATCTTCATGAGAACCAGGAAGAAACCCAATCTCTCTGGTTGCTACAAGAGACCTCACAAGGTATATTCTCTCATAAGGAGTATTCTCATCTAATACATCTTTAAGTGCGTTAAAGAGGGTTATAAAGGTCTTTCCTGTCCCTGCACAACCATATGCGACTAAATGCTTTCCTTCCTTATAAGAATCAAATAATCTTTTTTGATTATCATTACGTGGGTCTATGTCTATTAAGTAAGAAGAACTTAGTGGTTTCTTTTTTTTCATCTGCTTTGTTGAAAGACCAACTCCAATGGGTTGATCATTTACAGATGCTCTTTTTCTTCTTGCCATTAGATTTTACTTACTTTTGAACCTGGTGCTTTTGATGCCTTATTTAAAACTTCATTCCATCCAGGATTTTTTGCGACAAGTTTATCTCTCCATTCACCAACTTCTGCTGGTATGGGGCAAGTAGATGGATCTGACCAATCACGAATCCAATCACTATTCTCATCGCACCATTTTGGCCATTCATGAACACTCAGAACGACTTCTTTTTGTTCACCAGTTTCTTTATTAATAATCGGATATGTTGCCATTTTATCAATTCAGTATAAAAATATTTAGATCCATTCTGAAGATCTTTCAGAACATTACAATACCCAGTCTACATCTAAACCTCCAAGTGCTTCGGCACAAGTTGGAAACTGCTCTACAAAGATTTTTTTACATTCTTTGGCAATATCCATGTGTTCTTTTTGAGTTCCTGAGCAGATCTCAAATCAATATAATGCACCCAGCTGCGGCAAGATCCGCTCATATAAAGTCTTGTAGGAGTTGCTAAAGGAAGTACAAAACGAGCACATTCCTTTGCAATTCCATCACTGAGCATTTCTTGATATAGTTCCATACCTCTGGAAAAATAATCTTGCATCAACATTTGATACTTCTGAACTTTAAATTCATCAATATCATCAATAGAATTCTGCCTGTTTTTTGTATCTTGACGACGAAGTTCTGGTAGAGGAATATTTGTACTCAACAAAGAACTATCAGCATATCTCTGAGAAAACTCTTGAAATGTAAAACTCCGATGACGCAAGATTTGAGCCGCAAGTCCTCTTGTGGTCTCAATCTCAAGAGTCATGAATGACTGCTCAAAGACACTCCAGTGCTGATGTTTAACGCAATACTTAAGAAGACCTGCAACCTTTGGATTCTCTTGATTGGAGGGATTTGACACTCGTGCCACATATCCCATCATTTTTTCAGCATCAGGTGTAACACTGATTAATTTTACATTCATGCTCCAAATCCTTTTGAGTTCTTTTTATCTATATCAACAATCTGTTGTTTTACCGAACGCAATTGTGATTTCATTTCTTTGATACTTTCTTCACTGTAGAGGTAATCTTTCTCTATCAGTCTTTCAAGCAATTTTACAAGTTCTTTTGCTTTTTTTGTTTCAGTCATTTTCCTCATCATAGACTTCATCGTAATCTTCAGTATATTCACTATATGGATTATAGTCTACCTTATCATCTCTATCAGAATTTACTTCTGCCTTTAGAGAATCTAAAAGAATTTCCAAATTACGAATAATCAAATTAACTCTTTCTTTTTCCATATACCATATTACTTCAATACCATTATAGCATAAAAAAAGAGGGTCTTGCACCCTCAGAAAGTTAAGTGCGTTAATTATCAACTTTAGATGCAACTTGCGTTCGATTTGATACCACGATACATG